AGTTAAAGCAAATGAAAAATCTTATGATCAGGACTATGAATATGTTGATTGGGTTATAATCGCAACACCTTTTACTATTTATGATAATAAGACAAAAAAACCAATTCAGTTATGAATCAAGAGATATCTATTAGATTACTTAGACGAGGAGTAGAGATAGAAAAGATTGGTGATATAATAGAATATCAAACAGAAATACAAGATCCTTGTGATTTTGAAGATAAAGACGACTACGCCGATTTTTGTATTGGACAGGGAATTCATTTTTATTATAATGATGATGAAGATGAAGAATATGAATATCCAAGCGATGATATGTTTGAAATTCGAAATGAGGTAGAAAACTATATAGACAACAAATACTATAACTATTTAGTTGAAATATATAACGACTTAGTTGAAGATTGTTACTAATGAAAATACTAATATCAGAAAAACAGGCAGATAGAATATTCAACGAAAAGATTGAATGCGAAAAGTGTGAAAACTCTTGGAAAAAAGAAAATGGTGATTCACACGCCTTTCTTTGTCATGATTGTGGGTGGGATCAAAAGAAGAAAAAATACGATAAAGAAAACCTATTCAAGTTTTGGAAGAACAAATTATCTAAAGAACCAATTGAAGAAAAGTGGTCTGAAAAACATAAAAGATCAATCAATTGTAATAACCCAAAAGGTTTTAGTCAAAGAGCACATTGTCAGGGAAGAAAGAAAAAGAAATAAGTCTAATTAATTATGGACAAATAAAACTTTATCAATTTTTAAAATACTTGGGTTAGTTTTTAATATTCCATCAAAATAATGCCAATCAGCTTCATATGATGTTGAATTAAAACCTACTTTTTTTGCTATTTCAGATTTTACCACAACACAACCCATATCTATTTTGCTTTGTTCTAATTTTGTGTTCATAAAACCGTAACTAGCCTTATTATGGTTATTTTTGTTACGGTGAGAATGAACCACGTTAAAATATATGAAATCTTCATCATACTTTAATATTTCCTCAACCAAATTAGGTGTATAATAATTATCGGCATTAGTTAACAATATTCTACCATTTAAGTCTAAATTTTCCAATGACCACTTACGTAGTATATGACCATAATTTTGAGTTCTTATTGGATGTTCAATAAAAATTACTTTATCGTTTAAATAATTTTCATTAGTTAATTCTTCTCTAAGAGGATGGTTTAACCCGTCGTGAATAATAAAAAGTGTCCAATTATTATTAGTTTGATTTTTTATTGAATTAATAAAACACTTCAAGGATTCTTTATGGTTATAAGTTACTGCAACAATATTTAACATAAATGAATATTAGTTTAATTATTTTTAATGTAAAAAGTTTTTTATTTGTATATATAAAAAAGAAATATATTATAATAAAAAATATGAAAAGACCTTTAATCGAACAAAATTCAGGATATGCTTTAGGTAATTTTATAATGTTAACACCTGGAATAAAAAAGTTATCTGAAAAAATTGGTCAAAAAATTGATGTTTATTTTACCATACCTTACGTTAAAGAATGTTTTATTGATTGTGATTTTATGAATCATATTGGTAGATTACATAGACCGCCAACATTCTCATCAAAAATGATTAACTTAAATGTCCCTGACTACCAATATACATTTGAATTAATGATTGGGGAAAAATGGTCTGAAAAATATCACACATATGTTGATACCGCAATAGAGATACCAAAGAATGATGAAGATTATTTGTTATTATTGAATGGTTTAGGTGGATTATCGCTTAATGACAATGACCCAAAACCCAAATGGTATGGTAAGAAAGAAATTCCTGAAGAAATATTCAACACAGTAAAAGAGAATAGTGGTTTACCAATTTATTTTACAGGATCTGAATCAGATATGAAACAAAATCCATGGATGGAAAAAATATGTGATAAGATAGAAATAGGTAATATTAGAAAATCTTTATCATTAGTAAGGGATGCAAAAAAAATTATTTCAAACGATACTGGATTGGCTCATTGTGCAGGTGCAATGAATAAAGATATTTTAATTCTTTGGAAAGATACACCATTTATTAAAAATCAAAATCCTGGTAAAAACACAAAATACTCTCAAAAAGAAAATTGGTTAGAAGAAATAAAAGAATATTTAAGATAGATGGAAATTATAACATTTTACGACAAAAAAATAAAACCATTAATTGTTGATTTACAAAGAAGAGTTTTTGAAAGATATGGTTTTACAATAAATCAAATAATGGTTGATAACTGGACAACACATGGAGACGCTGTTGATAATTATTTGAAAAATGTAAATGATCCTGATAAAATTATTGTTTTATTTGATATTGATGCAATTCCATTAAATAAAAAAATAATACCACTTGCGGTTGATTGGGCAAAAAATAACATTGGATTATTTGGAAATGCTCAAGTTGCTCCTAAATTAAAAACACCACACAATAAGTTTATTTATGCAGCACCATCATTTTTAGTTTTTAGTATTGAAACTTATAATATTTTAGGTAGACCATCATTTAATACAACCCAAAGATCTGATTGTGGCGGAGAACTTTCACACATTGCAAAAGAAAAAGGATTACCTGTTAATTTATTATTACCAAATCACGCTGAGATAGTTAATTTTGATCTTGATGGACATCATAGTTTTGGTTATGGAACTACTTACAGTAATAACACATATCATGCTTTTGAATCAAGATTCGGTAAAAAAGATGTGTATTTTATTAATAAATGTAATTCAATATTAAATGGGTGATTATGGAATATGATTTTTGTGTTTTAATTACTACATATAATAGATCTGAAATGTTATATAAGTTATTAGATGATATCGAATCTAATAAAAAAAATTATAAAGTTCTTGTTGTTATTTTTGATGATGGGAGCACCGAAAAATTGGATTTTACTAATAGAGATGTTGTTAAAATTGGAATGTTCCCGAATATGGGGAAAAGAAAATATTATGTTATTTTTGATGATGGGAGCACCGAAAAATTGGATTTTACTAATAGAGATGTTGTTAAAATTGGAATGTTCCCGAATATGGGGAAAAGAAAATATTATGTTACTTTTAACGCAACATTTAGCTTTGTTAAAAATGTAAACTCAAAGTATTTTATTTATCTTCCTGATGACGTTTCTTTGGTTAATGATTTTTTTGATGAATCTAAACGTATTTACGATTCAATAACATCAACAAAAAAAATATGTTTAAGTATACTCACAGATGATAGGATCAATAGATCACATTGGGGGTATAGTAATCCTAAAGATTTTGGTGAGTTTTTACAAACACAATGGAATGATTTATGTTTTATTTGTGAAAAAAAATTCTTTGAATCACTTAATTATAGGATTGATAAAATTAATGAAAGTAGATGGGTTAATAATCCAAATATAAGTTCTGGTGTGGGACATCAAATAACCCAAAGATTAAATAGTGGTGGTAAATTTTTATATCACGTCAAAAACTCATTAGTCAATCACGGAAATCACGAGTCTAAAATGAATAAAGTCGAAAGAAAAAAAAATAAACTTATTACTTTATGAGTGAAAAAACTATAGTTAATGTTGCATCATATAATAGAGTTGGTAGTTTAGTAAATACAATAAATTCAATATATGATCAATGCGACGAGATTAATATTTTTTTAAATGATCATATAGGTGAGATACCTGAAAAATTATTAGATAATAAGATAAATTTATTTTTTTCCGACAATAGTTATGGTGATGCTTTAAAATTTGGTAAATTAATGGAGTCGGATGGTTATTATCTAACAATTGATGATGATTTAATATATCCTCCTAATTATGTGAATTATATGGTAAGTAGATGTAAAGAATACTCGAATAAAAGAGTTATAACTCTACATGGTAGAAACTTCACATCATTTCCGATAAACTCATATTATAATTCTTATTCTGAAAATTATCATTGTCTTAAACCACAAAGAAAAAATGTTTTAGTTCAGTTTGGAGGGACAGGTGTAATGTGTTTTCATACCAATTTGATGAAAATACCAATAGATTTTTTCTTGTATCCAAATATGGCGGATATTTGGGTTGGGAAATATTGTATTGAAAATAATGTTGAAATGATCTGTATAACTCATTCAGGTGATTTTTTAAAGTATCAACCTCAAAAATCAACAATTTATGATACTGAATCAAAATCTGATGGTATACAAACAAAAATTGTCAATGAAATTTTTAATCCACAAAATGAAAATAAAGATGATTTTATCAGGTCAATTAAACAAGAACGAGAAGAAATACAAATCAAAAAAACTTTAGAGAATACAAAAAAACAAATTAATTATGATAAAGTAAATCAAATATTCAATGGTCAAAGACATGTATCTATTGTTTCTAAAACACCCGAAAACACATCACATAACCCAAAAACTAATGCTGAATTTTTAAGTAAAATTGGATCTAAAAATAAAAAAAGAAACAGATGAGTCTAAGTATTATAATACCCACCTTCAATTCTGTTGATTTTCTTGATGAGTTAATTAATTCAATTTTAAAAAACAATTTTAATGGTGAATATGAAGTTTTATTTGGTATTGATAGTTGTGTTAGCACTTTAACTTATGTGAAGGGAAGAAATTACCCCGACAACTTTAAATTTTTTTATTTTATTGAAAATTATGGTCCGTATATTATAAAAAATACTTTAACTGAGTTATCTAAATACGATAAGATTTTTTTCTTTGATTCAGATGATGTTATGATGCCAGACTTATTAAAAATTGTTAGTGAAAAGTTAAATAATTTTGAATGTGTTAAACCAAAATTTGTCAATTTTGAAGATAAAAAAGGTAAAAGAGAATACATAGAAGGACATAATTTATATGGTGAGGGAGTTTTTGGTATAAAAAAAGAGTTATTTTTGGCGATGAATGGGTTTGAAGGGTGGAAAGTAGCTGCTGATTCAGACTTTATGGGTAGATTATATGGTGCTAAAAGAAAAGTTTATTTAACACCTGAAATTTTATTTCATAGGAGGTTACATTCTCAAAGTTTAACAATGAGACCTGACACTGGATATGCTTCACAACTTAGGGGTAGATATTTTACTTTAAGTAAAAACAAAAAAAACCAACCAATTCTTGACGAATTAAAAACTGGAAGTTATCAGATTTATGATAAAGAAACTCAAACTTTGTCAGATCCAATAGTCGAAGATGTGATTGACGAAATTAGTTTAGAACAGGACATTAAAGAAAAAAAACATAAAATGTTAAATGTTATTTTTCAAAATGGACCAAAGGAAATAAAACCAAAAGAAATAAAAACAATTGATTACAATAAAATCAATCAAATAACTTCCACTAAACAAATTTCAGTTTTAGAAAGTGCATTAAAAAAGGCAAAACTTGAAAATCTTAAAAAAATATATCGTAGTTAAGATTTTTTTCTTATCTTTGTTTTATGGAACACAAACTTAAATCAGGACATATAATTAAAGACGATCATATTAAAAGAGTTAAAAAACTTTTAAAGAAAAAAACAATTTCATTTTGTGGAAAAATTTGGAGAGATGAAGTTGAAATTGAATTAACTAATATTAGAAAATATAATCATATATGGTCTAGCAATAATAAAATAAGATATTGTTATGAAGTTGATGTCAAAGTGGATTTGAAAAACACAAGATTTCCTTTTTATATTGGAAGTAATAAAAGAAGATTAAATGATCGACTTAGAAATTGGTCTAATGAAAAATTGTTATTAGACGAATTAGAGTTTTTTGGAATTAATGAGGTTTGTATTTCAAAGATTCAGTATGTTTAGAATTCTTTTATATTTATTAATATGAAAGTTTTAATAACCGAAGATCAATATATCTCAATACAATCTAAATTAATTTATGAACAAGTTCTTGATGATCTTGTTTTCAAGTTGTCTTTAATTACGGAAGATGATGGTAAAACTGAACCTGATATGGAGTGGAACTTTGATGATATAGAAAAAGATATTGACAAATCAAAAGAATGGGTAAAAACAAAAGAACAAGCTTTGGAATATATTTCAGTTTTAAAAGACAAAATAAAATCATTACCAAGTGATCTAAAAAAGAAGATATTAAGATATGTTCTTTATTCTTTTTTGGGTTTATTTTCCATAAGTCAAATTCAAAACTATCTTGAACCACCAATTCAAACGGCGGTTAAAAAAGAAAAAGAAATCATTAAAAAAATAACACCTCAAATAATTAGAAAATCGTCGGAAGGTTTATTTAATCATTTAAAACAAAAAGAAGGTGTTGGAGGAAATCCTGTTTTAACTGCTTATAATCTTGGTGATGGTGCATATACAATCGGTTATGGTCATGCTATATTTCCTAATGAAAATGAAGGTTATGATTTTTTACCAAAATATAATAAAATAAGATCAGGTAGAACAAAAATTACTGACGAACAAGCTGAAATACTATTAAAAGATGACATCAAAGTTGCTGAAGGACATTTGAATGAAATACTAAATGATTGGGAAATAGATGGAATAAAAATACCAATAACTCAGTCGATGTATGACGCCATGATTTCTTTAATTTTTAATATGGGAAGATCAGGGTTCAGAAGAAGTGATTTTATTCAAATGGTAAAAAAGGGTGATTTAAAAGGGGCAAGAGAACAAATCTTAAATACTAGTTCTCATTTATTTAAAAAGTATCCAGGTCTTAAAAAAAGACGTGAAACTGAGTATAAAATGTTTGTGTAATGAATCAAGAAAAAATATTAAAATTATTCAAAAGATTTGCGGGAGATGAAATTGATCTTCACGGATTAAAATGTATTCCTGTTAAAGTTGGGGAAGAAATAATATCAAAAAGACATAATAAACCTTATTATCCGATTGAATTTAAAATAGAAAATCCAAATAAAGTTTCTTATTTCTATTCGATTGTAGAAGAGGAAATTATGTATATAGTTCAAGAGTTTGGAGAATATGTAACTTATAGATTTACTCCTGAAGTTTCATGGAATGATACACCTAAATTTTATCTCAACAACGAAACAAAAAACAAAATACAAAAAGTTTTCGACTCTTTAAGAAAAATTGAATTTACAACAGGAACCCCATTTATTGGGTATAAAAAGTATGTGATTAATATAAAGTCTGTTGGTATGAAATTAGGTTGGGACGATAGTGAAACTTATTATATTGACAATAAAGTAGAACCAATATGGGCAACTTTAAATGGAGAAAAAACTGATTTTAGGGATGCAGTTGAAGAATACATAGACAATTATTTGTATAATAAAGAGACTTATTACGAAACTGAAATGTATTATTTGAGTGTTGACTCAATATTAAATCAAGAACCTTTATTAAAGGCCGATTGGATTGCAACCTATTATAACAATCAATTTATCCTATAACAGATTTACTTCGTTTTTTACGGTGAAAAGTAATAACAAATCGGTGAACTTCATTTTGAATCTCGGCCAATAAAAACCCAAAGTCACTTCTTGGGATATCATAACTTGACCCATCAATCTTGTGGATTGTTGATGATCTGTGTTTGTCGTCTTTTGAAATGGAGATCAAATCAATTCGATTCAATAAACCAAGATCCTCAAATACTTTTTTTGCAACACCCAACTGACCTTTACCTCCATCAATAATAACAAGTGAGGGTAACTCTTGTTTTTCATTCAAAAGTCGTTTAAACCTGCGATTTAACACCTCATCAAAAGATGCATAATCATCAGGACCTTCAACGGTTTTGATGTTAAACTTACGATAGTTTGACTTATCAGTTTTACCATTCTTATAACGAACAAGAGCAGATACCTGACAATCACCAGATGTATGAGAGTTATCAAATGCTTCAATCAAAGTTGGAACATTCAATAAACCAAATTCTTCTTTGAAAGATCTTGCAACATCACAATACTTTCTAACTCTAAATGTTTCAAGTTTTTTTTCCAACAAATCAACAACATCCATTTTATTTTTGAAGTTATTAGCCAATTCAAATTCCATATTGTCTGAGTGATACTTCATAAACTTTTTCAAACGACTTTTAACTTTGTCAAACTGAAAAGAAAATACATATCTCATTTCACTTACAATCTTCAAGTAAGAAAACTTCATGATCGAGGAAACACAAGGGGCATTACAACGACCAAGATGAAACTCCAAACAAGTTTTGAACTTTTCATTTTGGATATTTTCTTCAGTTAAGTTATAAGAACAAGATCTTAGATTGAAAATGTCGTGAACCATTTCATAAATCTCATAACAAGAATTGGAACTTGTACATTCCAAAAGAATTTCACCAGTAAAGTTAGAAGGATTACAAACCAAAAGTCTTGGAAATTCATCAGAACTTAAAGTAATAAACCAACGACGAGACCTGTCATCTTTTGCTTTAATATTGTATTTTGGTTTGTGTGATTTGATAAGTTCATCTTCCAATAACAAAGCCTGACTCTCATCATTAGTGGTCATAAACTCAACATCAACAATCTCATTTACCAAAGACAAAGTCTTCTGATCCTTGTGGTTTTTTTGAAAGTAAGACTTGACTCGTTTTGGAAGAAACTTTGATTTACCAACATAGATGATCTGATCCTTTTTGTTTTTGAAAAGGTAACAGCCGCTAGATTGGGGAATATTTGAAAGTTTTTCTGTAATCACAATACAAATATAATAAAAAATATTTAATCTTAATGAAGTATTTATAATAAATGAAAAATCTAATCAGAAATATATTAAATGAGGTTTATGAATATAAAACACAAAATAATATAATAAAAGAGTGTACGATTGCTGCAGTAAGAATTGATGATGGTGTTGTTTTAGCAAAAAACAGAGACAGAGGATATAAAGCTCGTGTTGAAATTATCCATGAAATTGTTGAGGATGTTGAAGTTGTATATTGGAGAGATATAGATACTGATTGGAGTGAAGGTATGAATGAATTTGGAATTGGAATTGTTAATTCAAGTTTAATGGTTTCTCAAGACGAAAAAGAAGGTAAAGAGGTTGAGAAAAAAAGAAAACAAAATGACGCAACTGAAACCAAAAGAAAATCATATGATGGTGAAAAAATAAGAAATGCTCTCACAAAAAAAACATTACCTCAGGCAATCAAATCAATTGTTGGGTATAGTGCGGATGATAAAAAAAATGTTGGACTAAAAGGAGAAACTTTTGTTTCAGATTCAAATAATATATATGTTGTTGAAATGACATCTAAACATTCACCAATAATAAAAAAATTAAAAAAAGAAAAAAAAGTTTTAGTTAGAACTAATCATGGTGTTTACCATAAAACTGTTGGGTACACAAAAGGTGAAAAGAAAAAATCTTCACACATGAGGTTAGAATTGGCAAAAAAACATTTAGAGGATGTAAAAAATGATACTGAAGTTATTGATAGATTAAAACAAAAATACGATAAGGATCCATTTTTAAATCCATATAGAACCAAAAACATGTATAACATGCAAACAACAGGACAAATCATGTTAAACTTGGATAAAAAAGAAGTAACAGTCCGTATGGATAACGAAATGGGTGAATTGGTAGGTATAAAAACTAAATTACCAAAAGGATATAAAGCCAAAATAAAAATAAAAGTAGAAAGTGAAAAAACTCACGATAAAGGAAAAAAACTTCCAACATAAATGGAAAATATAATCAGACGAATAATAAAAGAAGAAACCACAAAATTATTAAATGAGAGTGGTATTAGAGGCATCAATGATTTGGCAAAAAGATACCAAATGGCTAAAATCTATTTTCATATGGATTTAGATGGTGTAACAACTGCCTTGGCGATGAAAGACTATTTGGAAAAAAACGGAATCAAAGTTGTTGATGCTGAAACAATTCAATACGGAGATAAAGAATTTGCGGTTAAAAAACCTGAAGGTGAAGGTGAAATTATGCCAGTATTGGTTGATTTTGCTCACGGAAAACCAATGTATATTATTCATACAGATCACCATGACACACAAGCAGGTGTTGAAAGTGGAACTGCAACAAGTTTTAGACCATCAAGATCCAACGTTGAAACAATTTCTCAAGTATTATCACCAAAAGATATTTTCACTCAAGAAGATATTGAATTGATTAATATGGTTGACTCTGCAGATTTCGCCAAATACGATATTACACCAGATGAGGTTATGAATTATCTATTTAAAGTAGATAGAGAAAGAGATGTTAAAGGAAACAAAAAAATGATGGGACTTGTTGCCAATAAATTGTTATTAGCGTTTAAGAACAAAAAAGGGTTTTTAAGACAATTGGTATTAAACTCAAAACCATCACTTTTGAACATTCTTTTGAATATTAAGGATTGGATGAAAAACAATGGTCATTTAGATATAAGACAATTAGAAAAAAATAAAGAATCATATGTTGAAAGACAAAAAACTTCTCCAAATGTAAAAGTTATTGATGGTATTATAGCTCAATATGGTGGTGGTAATGTTTTTGATTTAGGATCTTATGATCGTTATACACCATTCAAAAACAATCCTGATGCCGACTTTTTACTTCTTGTTTGGCCTATGGGAATGATTCAAGCTTCTTGTAACCCATTTAAAAAAGATAGAGCATTAAAAGGTGTTAATTTGGGTGAAGTTAAAGATGAGGTTTTGAAGAAATTTGAACCAGAATTAAAAGATAAGAAAATACCTTTATCAACAATTAAATGGATATCTGAAAATAGCAAAGATTTTGGTGAAGGTTCTGTTGGGTTCACATTCAAAGACTTTATGGCTCTTTATCCAAATTCATTTGACAAATCAGAAGGATCGGAATCTTATATGAAAATATTGGAGTCTATTATGTCAAAACCATTTAGTTCTTTGACAGACAAACAACGTGAAGTATTAGATAAAATAACAATTTCTGCTTGGGATTTGATTCTTGCCAATAGTGGTGGACACAAATGTATTACTAACATTTCAGGATTAAGTTATTTAGATAGATCAAAAAGACCTCCCGTTAGTAAATACTATAAGAAAAAAGATGGTGAGGATGCTGAATATGTTAAATTCATGAAAAAATTGGGTAGAGAGTTTTTTGTAACCTTAAGAGATAAGATCAAACAATCAAATGATGAACGATACGAACCTGGTTTTGAAGTGGAAATGAATGAATATGGTAGATCATTAAAAAATGCCAGACGACAAGGACAAGGGACTTATTTTCCAAAATCAGCAATTAAAGCAAATCCATATAGATTTAGACCTGAAAATAGATAATTATGTTAATTAACGAACAAATTCTAAGAATGAAATTAATGATGGGATTGTTAAATGAACAAAAAATCTCATTACCAATTAAAGTTACAGGTAGTTATATTGCTCCAAAAGGAGATGCGGATGCTTTACACTCATTTGAAAGAAGAAAATCAGATGGTTTTGGTGGAAGAATTTCAACAAAAATTGAAGAAAAATTAAAAAATGTTTACGATTCGGGAATTAATCCTGACATCAAAGATATTAAAATTAATATCGATTCCACTAATTATAAGGTTAGTTGGGAAGTAACAATTGATGAAAGTAAAGATGGAATTGCTTATATGGGAATTTCAACAAGAGGATCTGCTGGTAACACTGCAGACAAAAGAGCTGAAGGACAAGTAGATGATATGGTTAGAAAACTTGAAAGAAAGGGTGCAGAAAATATTAAATTAGTATTAGATTTCAAAAATCCAACTGGTGTTTATATTAGACAATTTTTCTTCAAATATTCTTTACCAAAAAAATATCCTTCACACGAAGGGAAAGGTGAATATAATAGAACAGATGAACCTACAGAAATAGAAACAAGTAACGATATGTCATATGTTGGTGGAGGATCGATGGATAGTGAAATATCTAATGAAAATAAAAAATATTCTGATTGCGATGGACCAAATTTTAAAAAAGGTTGTAAAGATGTCGGAACTAATTATAAATCTCCAAATACTAACGGAATTATATATCAAGTACAAGGTTGCTTGGGTATAACTCAGGATGGATATTTTGGACCTAAAACTCAAAGCGCTATGGAAGAAAAAACAGGAAAAAATGAATTTAACGTATCTGACGTTCAAAAGATATGTAAAGAAAGTCAATCTGATGAAAACAAATTATCTAATGTTGATTTGTCAAATTTTGAAAATATTACCAAAACGGTAATTGATAAGTTTGAGGGTGGATATTGGAATCCATTTTGTAAACATTCTGGTAGTAATATGGGAAAATCTACAGAAACGATGTTTGGATTGGACAGATACAATGGAAATATTGAGTCATCACCTGAAGGTAAAGAATTTTTTCAAATTATAGACGGAGAAAAATATGGTGCTGGAGCTAAGTCAAATGGTTTTGGATCAAATACTACTTGGTCAAACATGGATAACTTTTGTAAAGAATGGAAATGGTTATATCGAGGTGGAGACAAAGAACAAATTTTGAAAAATCTGGCAGTTAAAATAATGAAAAGATCTTTTGATAGAAATATGTCAAATTTTGTAAAAGATCCAAAAACTAAAGAAAAAATTGAATCGATACCAGGTTTGACTCTTCATATGTCATATGCTTGTTGGAATGGACCAGGATTCTTCAAAAAATTCGCGGAAAGTTTGGAAAATGGAATCAAAAATGGATTATCAGATCAACAATTAATTGAATTGGCCATTAAAGATAGAAAAAACACGAGGTTAAAAAACCAAGACAAAGTAGAAAGTGCTATCAGACAAATCAGTTAAAAACTTTAATTAATTTGTTGGTTTTATCTTTAATGATATTTATAAAAAATGAAAAACATTATTCGAAAAATATTAAAAGAAAATGAGGAAAATAATCTTGAACAAAGATTTAGAAAATCAATGCAAAAATTCCAATATATTTTTGAAAGTAGTCTTTCTTCTGATGTTGATTCTGTAGAAATAAGTGAAATCCAATTTAACCCTAAATACCCTTATATTGAAGGAAAACTTACGGTAAAATCATACTTTGAAGACCATGATTTTGGCGCTCTTGGAAGACGAATTGATCTTTTAGAAGACGAAGTTTATGAAATTAATAGACAATTTACTTTTACTAAAAAAGGTGGTTTAATTAAAAGAGGACCTGACAATGATTGGACATTGAGTTGCATGCCAATTGGTATGAAATGGCGGACTGATGGTGATGATCCATTTATGATAACATTAGAATTTATAATATTTCAAGACGAATACGACGCATAATGAAAGAGTTAATTAGACATATATTAAAAGAAGAAACTGAGGAAATTGACCAAAATGTTTTGAATTTTCTTTTGAGAAGATATAAAATAAAAGAATTGGATTTAGGTGAAAATTTAAAATTTAAAAACTTATACTTAGAGATCGGAGGTGATTATTATCAACTATCTACTTGGAGAAGTAAAAAAAGTAATATTTTGGAAATTATAAATATTTTAAATGATTATGAGATTATTGAACCTATTAATAATTTTTCAAATGAGAATGATCCATATAGACAAAAAATAGTTAGAACTATTAAAAGGTTTTTAGATAAAGTAATGTGATGAAAGATTTGATTAGACAAATATTAAAAGAAGAAACGGATGATTCTGAAACTTTAAACAAAGGAATTAATCTTGCTATAAAAATTCTAAAAAAATCTTATCCATTTATCATTGGATGGGAATTAGGTATTTATGGTAATTTTTCAATTGATATTAATATTATTTGTGATATAGAAAAACTAAAAGAATTTTATAATAGTGACTTAAGCGACTATCACAAAAGAAACAAAAATGAATTATCTAACGAAGATTATCCATATGCTGTTTCAATATTAAATATTAGAAATGAAATGACAAGTGACGAAATGTTTGAAGATTATAAAAAACTAAAACAAGAATTAAATGACATTTATGAAATGCTTCCTGAGCATTTAACGGCCAAAGATGAATTTAACGATATAAAAACATTAGATCCAGATAGATTTAAATTTAGATGAGAAATTTAATTAAATTAATATTAGAAGATGAGGTTACTAGAAAATATTCTAAACCTACACCAAAGGTAGAACAACTTGTTTATAGATGGTTAAACGACTATTTTGATGGTGTAAAAATGTATTACAGTAAATCTTGGGAAACAAGACATGACTTTGAATTTTGTAAAAATGGTAGAGAAATAATGAGTCTTATATTATTTTTTGAAGATAATAGTGATATATATGACGACAGAAGAAAAACTGAAGAAAGAGATTTTGATTCAGGTTCACTTTATATTCCAAATGACATATTTAAAGAGTTGATGTCTGATATTCCTGTAAGAGCAAGTTACTTAAAATACCTTTTTGAAGAATGGTTTGAAGACACTTATTTAGGTGAAATTCAAAGTAAGATGAGTAGAAATGACATTTATATTTCTGAATTTAAAATAGATAATAGAGACGCTCAAATTTGTGTTCCACCAATGACAAAACCTGATGATGTGACTGAGGAGGATATGATAGAACATATTCTTAAAACCACACTTTTCAAAAGAGATGATATAATGAAACAAGAAGAAGAAAGTCCAGGATGGATTGAAAAAACATATTTAGAAAAACTTCGTAATGATGAATATGATAGATTAAGAGGATAATAAAAATGAGAGAACTGATTAGACATATCTTAAAAGAAAATAGACTTCAACATGAGTTGAAACAAGTTATCGAAGATAATGGTATCTTTGATGCTATTGATATGGTTGGAGGGTTAGAAAACCTTAAAAGAATATTCAAAGGAGATCCCGAATTTAGTTCTTTATTTGAGAAACTAACAGGAATAGTTACTTTTTATTATGTAGGATATTTGGAATTTCCTTTAGAGTATGAAATAATTGGTAGACGTAGTAATGTTCATAACACTAACCACTGGCCCGAAATAAATGTTTTATATGATGAAAACAAATTAACATCCGAAGAAAACGAAGTTTTCAAAGAGATGATTAAGTATTTAGTGGATGAGGCACAACATAGTGGGTTCGAAAGTAAATTTAATGATGGTAGGATATTCAATACAAATTACCTTACGGTTGCAGAAATAAATGGTCAAGACATTAATTCGATAGATTATGGTTATGATTTTAGTAACGAGGACTTTGAAGTTAAAAACATCCATAATAAACTTTATGGTGAGTCTGAAAGTTTAAACGAAAGTGAAAGGGATGTAAAAAAACTTTTCAAAATAGTAAAAATGATTATGGAAGATATGATACTTCCTGAATATAATCATCTTATTTGTTCTTATGAAATAACATTAAACAAAGTTTTTAATATACCTGAAGTTACAGTTTTATTTATTGGTGGTTACGGAACAAAACTTTGGCCCATGACACAAGGTATAAGACAAATGTATTTAGATGTTTTAGAGGACATTTCAAAAGAAATTGCAAACTATACTGGAGTAGTAATTGGTGTTCGTGGAGAACAAACACCAAAGTGTGACGATAAAGAAAATATTTATCTAAGAGAAAGTAAAACAGAAGACAAAGAATATAGTCCAGCAGGAAAAGAAATAACACCAAAAGAAAAAGTTTATCATCAATCAAATCCTATGTTTAGAAATAAAATTGAAGAACAGGGATTAAAAGTTCGTGCTGGTGAATGTTATAAAATATATGCAGGATATGGTGAAAAATGTATTCCTGCCATATTTGCAACCAACTCATCAAACAAAAGGGCTTGGTTTGATTCAACATATGACGACGATGTTTGGGAGATTGACACAACAAAAATACCAAATGTTAAGTGGTATAAAGATAGACATTATGAATCAAGGTCAAAACATATAGTAACCTTTCAAGACATACCTAAAGAGGCAATCAAACTTATCTATGAAGGTTCAGGTAAAGATACAAATTTCTTTAACTACGATGATAAACTGATGGAATCAGAAAATAAATCAGAAGACAAAAAACTTAAGTTAGTAAAAGAAATGATTTATAGTCTTTTCGATGAGGTTGAATTTATTGAAGTTGATACAAATTATGAAGGAAAACCACTTATCAAAATCTATCATGATGTGGAAGATACTGCGGCAAACTACGATAATTGGTTTTCACATAGAATACAAGATGAGATTAAAGAAATGACAGGAGATGGTATTATTTTATCTCCATGGTGGGCAGCAGGTTGGGATTGGAAATATAAGAATGCAGACTTTTTTATTGATGTTCAAAAAATAGACTATGACGATGAAGGTAATGTTATAAACGAATCTGACGAATCTAAACAAGAAAGAAAGTTTAATAAGTTAGTTCAAAAAATAGAAGATTATTTAAACTCCAACGAATATCCAAGTGTTAAAAAATTTACTGTGTATTATGATGACACACACGATGATGTTATTGTTAATATATTCTTTAATGTTCAAGACTCGATTAAATTGGGTGGAGGAATTAACTCTGTTATTAAAAGAGTTGGGAAACAAGTTATGGAAGACTTGGAGGTATTTCCTATGGACTTCAAATATTACATACATTTCGATAGAGATATAAATGAATCAGAAGAAAAACAACCAAAGTATTTGAATATTATTAAAGATCTTGTAGAACCATTCAAAGACGAAGATTGTGTTTGTGATATTAGAGTTTTGTATAATGAAGAAGATGACATGTATCTTATTGATTTAAATATGGGAACGGAAGAATTGAATGAGAAGTTTTTTGCTGTTATTGGTATGAGTCATTATGTTAGTAAATTAAGACGAGATATTAAAGAAACAATCAAAGATTATCTCCCAATAGATAATTTTTATGTTGGTTCATATGCATCACCAAATTGTAAGTGGAAACCTCTAAATGAATCTTCAATTAAAGAAAAATCTTTAATCAAACTATTAGAGAAAGACGGACTATATGACTTTATTGAAATGACAGGATTAGACTTCAATCAAGTTAGATCATTGTTAAAACATATAGATAATCCCAAAGAACTATTAAAACAATATATTAGAGAATTTGTTTTAGAACATGGTGGCGGATATGATGAAAATTATGGTTCTATTTTTAATGTTCAAATACCATTAAGTGATACCAAATATGTTGAGGACATATTAGTACATGATGCTGATTCTATTGCCATTGAAATGTGGGAATATCATCTTGATGAATATGGGCATAGAGAACAAAAAGACCAATATCTAACAACAATTAACAACCTAACTAATGACGAGTTACTATCAATCATTTCTTGGATGATGGAAACAATTCAAAATGGTTATCGGGATTAGTCAAATAATTTTATTATATTTGCCATTAATGGTAAAAGACATTTCAAAAGTAATAGAACAATATGTATATAATCATCTTTCACATAGAGATGATATCGAGGTCCAAGTGACTAACTCACCAAAAAGATATGAGGTTCGTATTGTGGTTGATTTAAAACCAACTGATGGATTATGGGCGACAATCAACAAAGGTATTGATAGGCACGATCTTATGAATGGTTTAAGAGACTACCTGAATTTAGATTGGGACAACTGTATGATTAGTTATGAATATAACGAATATGAACTTAAAACACCATAAAATAATTTGATCCTCCACTTGTGAAATTGGGGGATTTTTTTTATCTTAGCGTTAATGAAAGATTTATCCAAATATATATCAAGTCTTCTCGAAGATACAGATTTAGGTGCTGATTACAGAGTCTATTACAACGGAAAAATTTATGTTATTGACATATACCTTAGAGATCTTAGATATGAAATTGACTTTGTCAAAAAAATTATTAAAGAATTGGTATCAAGTATAATGAATACTTACTTCTTAAACGATAGTATAAAATATCTTATTAATGTCCGAATTGAATATATATCATGAAAGACTTATCCAAATATATTGAATCCCTTATTGATGAGGTTAACCTCCCGTTAGACATTACCTTACAGGAAGATGGGTCGTATCGTATTGTTGTTACCCAAGACCTCAAAGAAAGCACGGTAAGATACACAAATGCTGCGTGGAATAATGAAAATGATATTAGATGGATTAGAGTTCAATTAAAGAGATATCTCCCAAATCTTAAAATCGAATTAATGGTGGGGTATATCAATTACCCTAAGATCTACACTACACCATTAGTTAAAGAATATAAATACGGAGCATGGAAAATAAATTAGATAAACTAATATTAGACTATTTCAAACTGATCATTCCACATGATTATGATAATTTGAAATTCAGATATAGTGATAAGAAACATATTATATTTATAACTGTTTGTTGTGATACAGCCCAAAAGGCACATAGGTTTTTTGGAAGAAAAGGTAGAGATTTAAATATACTAAAACAATTAGAGGAAGATATGTCAAATATGTTCCCATTTGATTTTTATATCAACTGCGAATTTAAAGTTTCTTAGATATTTATTTGATATGAATCTACAAGAACAAATATCAAGAATACAAGAAATGATGGGGGTAATCAAAGAAGAATTACACAATACATCGTCTGAAGACATAAAGACAATTCAATCTGAACTAATAGATATGTTGGGTAATTCCAATACAGATAATGGTGATAGAGTTGAATTTGTTAATAGAGTATTTGGTTCTGATTCTAGTTTTGACATAATTGTTGACAATTTAGATCAAGAAATTTTAGATAAGATAAATGAGTTCATGGATGAGAAAGGTTGGTTTCCTGCCAATATTGGGTTTTCAGGTATGAAAGGACGTATATATTCACAAAATTTTAAAGATTATTTAGGTGAGGACGATGTTCAAATTACTTACGAGGCACATTCGCCTGATGAGATCAAAATTACTCAAACCAAAGCTTATCATGTAACACCTGACATTTTTTTTAATAAAATAAATCAAGAAGGTCTTATACCTAAATCTGAAAGTAAATTATCTAACCATCCTGATAGGGTTTATTTATATCGAAATCAAGACAAACACAAAGATATAGTTTGGACATTATGGAATTCTTTAAGTAAAGAAAGACAAGAGCAGATAAAAAATTACTATGTGTTAGAAATCGATTTGACACAAATACCAAATTATAATTTTTTCAAAGATCCTCAAGCAATGGCAGACTATGGTGCTATCTATACTGATAAACCGATTCCAAAATCTGCGATCAGGGTTATTGATAAGATAGATACTAAGGGTATTGAAACTGTTGATAAAGATGAGATGTCAAAAGAAGAAGAAAAAATCGCTAGTAATGAATTAAAACAAAGAGAGAAAGAAAGAATAGACCGTGAAAAAGAACAAGAAAAGTCTGATTCAGAATATGCCGAATATAGTAAAAAAGTTAATGATCTTCCTGACAATTTAAAAAACATAGATATAGATGATTTATTAAGTTTGGAAGAACAAATAAAAAAAGTAATAAAAAAAGTAATTAATGAAAGTGACCCAAAGGTCGGAACTGGTAAAAAACCAAAGGGTTCTGAAAGAAGATTATATACAGATGAAAATCCAAGTGATACGGTGTCCGTTAAGTTTAAAACAAAACAAGATGTTATTGATACTCTAAACAAAGATAGTTTTAAATCCAAATCACACGCCAGACAATCACAAATTATTAATCTTATACATCAGAGATTAAGAGTGGCGTTAGAAAGAGCAAAAGACCCTGAAGTAAAGAAAAGATTAAGAACCGCATTTGAATACATTGAGTCTAAAAAAGAAGCATCCAAGAGAAAGACTCAAGAAATGAAAGAAGAAGAACTAACAGAAAAGTGTTGGAAAGGATATACTCAAAAAGGTATGAAGACAATGTTTGGTAAGAGATACCCCAATTGTGTTAAAAAAAAAAGTAAAACATTAAAAGAATCCAAAACTTCAAAAGAAGATTATTCTGATATAGAAACTGTGATAAATAAAATTATACCAAAGAGTTTTTCTTGGTTTAAAGAAATAGAAATAGATAATATTAGTTATTCTGAATTTTCCAACACATTAACAATTTACGGAGAATTAAAAGTAGATGAAGAGTGGGGAGCAAAACAATGGAGAGAATATTATGAATATAAACCTTTCCCTTCAAATAGTGGATGGGAAGAAGAAGATCCTGTTAGACTAGGTGATATCGTAGGAAAAGGAGAACTTGATGATCTAAACGACCAAATGGAAGTTATAGTATCATCAGTGGGTAATTACTCAATTATAGATACTATAAGATTAGGACAATTAAAGTTATATTTTGTATGACAAGTATCAGACAACATATCAAAAGAGTTTTAAACGAAGAAAAAAACAGTCTTAAAAACGACCCTGTAAAGCATTATTATTACAATTATTTAAACGAAGAACCAATAGAATTTAAAGGAATTTATTTAGTTCCAAAATGGACAGGAGAAAGAATAGAATGGGAAGTTGACAACCCAAATGATTATTCATATGGAAAAGCTTTATTAAATGAAGTTTTATATGATGAGTTTGAATCATTTTGTGAAATAACTAACACAAACTATCTCAAATACCGTCATAATTCTTCATGGATGGAAAACATTCCAAATGGTTGTTATATATCAAAACAAGATAGAAAAGAAATTAATAGACATGGAAAACAAATTCAACAAATTAAATTTACAGGAGAAGATAGTCGTTATATATTTAACTTTGACTATGAAAGAACTTCAATAACTTGTTTTTCTATTGAGATTGAAATTTATGTTTATGGTAATATAATAAATTTAATAAAAACTAATCTTAATGGTGGAGGAACATATCCTGTGAACCCAAGACATTTTATTTCTGATATGACAGACTCTGATTACGACCTTTGGAAAGAAGAGTTATTTAATATTTTGAAAGATATATATGGTGTTTTAACACAAAACCCAAGAATCTACGATAACCGTATGGACTATTTAGATTTAGGACTTCAACAAACACCTTGATAAATATTTATTAGATATGAACCTACAAGAACAAATAATTTGATCCTCCGTTTGTAAAGATGGGGAATATTTATTAACATGAACCTACAAGAACAAATAAGAACAATATTAAGGGAAGAGGTGGGACTTAGCCCAAGATTCCTTAGAAGAGTTCCTATGGAGAAGTTAGAGGAGTCTTTTGGTCACGCATTAAAACAAGCAACAAAAAAATATTATAGATATCTACCTGTGTTAGATGATGATTACAAATTACATTTTTTTACAAAGGAAGTTGTTGAGTTATTATTAAATTCAGTATCACATTTAATGTACCCAACAATAAAGGGATCGTGGTATGATGAAGAGTTTTCAAATGTAAAAAAATACTTTAAAGATAGAATAACAGAATGGTGGGAAACCTTAGATTGATTAAGAGTATACGATCAATTCATTCGGTTCATAGTCCTCCACTACGTTACACTCCGTTTCAGAATTCACCTCATAAATTTATCCTACACTCTTACATTTCTATATAGGATATGTCCCATTAATTACCACATATTCTAAACAGTATTGTAATGGTCATTACTGTAATGTATATTACATTAACACGATGAGGTTCTCATGTATAAATAATTCATTTTTCTATACATTATAATATTGTACCCGATAGGGTACAAAATAATACCTTTAGTAAACAATCATACCCGATAGGGTACAAAATAATACCTTTAGTAAACAATCATACCCAATAGGGTACAATTCCCCCATTCATTACAAGACCCCATTTATAAGTGTCGGAGACCGACACGCAGTGGAGTGACAGAAATAAGATAGACATTTAGTGATCAGATGAGTAAACATTTTAGATAAGTGTACCACTTTCTACCACCAAATTTAGTAGATCATTTAGTATATGGATGAGGTTCATTTATTGATATAACCTTCGGTTAATTTATTAAAATGAAAGAACTAAACATAGGTTTACATGTCTATAAAGTGTGTCTATATTTACGGGGTCAAATGTTAAGTTGGTCACCTAAAGGGTCGTTGAAGTTGTATATAATATACCATTCTAACGTCCTAAAGGACTGTCCACGCACATTGTTCTATAACTACACCTTTTTAGCTGGAAAATATAACTACCTAAAAAAGTGGTCCTGTAGGGGTCAAGAGAGGGGTTTTTTTTACTCTTACCATAGCAACAGGACCAATAGTGGTGGTAGAAAGTGGTAATGAATTGTGGGAGTTTGTGGTATAAAAGTGGGGGAGGGGATTGTGTTGTGAAGCGACTGACACTGACATTTTGACATAATCAAGTTTTTTAACATATTTATTTATTAACAATTCCCCCTTATGATACAACTAATAGACAAATTCGAAACAACTGTAAGTGAAAATAATGGTTCTATAATGGTCAATTATAGACATGACACATTGACGGGTTACTGTGAATATAGAATTATTGAGGTAAATAACGCCTCCCCAATGGTCGGGACTGTTAAAAGATTCAAACAAAAAGCTTGGTTACTAATCAACACAGATATGGGGGATGTAATAGAGTATATACATTCCAACTCCCCACTGTCAGATAAAGATTTACAAGATGTGAATAAGTTAATTAGAGACCATTCACTCTCACGAGTTCAAAGTCTCGCTCGTTGATTGAGATCACTCCACTGGCGTGTCGGTCTTTGACACTCACTACTCAGGGTTCAAAATCTTGATCGGTGATGATATGTTTTTTAATCCAACTTGATACTTTAAGGTTGGGGAAACGTTTCACCAATATAATGGATATAATAATAAACGAAAATATGGGGACAAGACATATGGCCACAATTAGCCCCAAGTAATAAAGTATATCAGACATAATAATAAATATAAGAATAATATTTTATATAATCAAATTAAAGATTGGGGAATCTTTATATATAATATAAAGCAGGTCGGAGTCTACACTCCAAGAGGTGTTGCTCCCCCAGCCCGACTCTGATCCCTCAACCGTCAATACAAAGATAAGAAATATATTTGACATAAACAAATAAATCATTGATCTTTTTTAAACTATTAATATATTTATAGTAGAACTTTATTTTCCCCACAGTTGGGAATTAGTTAATCAATGATCCAAGTGACATGTAAAGATTAAGATGAGGTTTAAAACAAATAAGACATACGAACTTCTAACGAGGGGTTTTTTAATCTAATCTTCTTCTAATAGGTGGGGAATTTTTTTATGCTTTATAGTTTTATAAAGCACCAACACAAAGATAAGGAATATATTTGACACCCCCAAATAAATAATAATCTTTTTATTTATTAACAAACTACTCCCTCCCTTCTATCTTGGCATGGGGGCCTATGTCGTTATTAGCCCCCTCCCCCCTACCGTATTCCCCCCATATATGACTTTTTGACAGGGGAAAGGGGGATTCAATCCCCTTTATCAAGTATTCGTAAAAAAAATTCTAGAAAAATTTTTGGGAAAAAATTGGAACTATTCCCCTTTTTCTATATAGGGGGTATATTTATTACTAAAGAATATATTATGAAATTTACTATAACTGAAGAAGAAAGAAGATCCATTAGAGGTATGTACTTAATGGAACAAGTAACACCCATGAGTATAGGTGGGGGAACACCGTCACCTCAAGCGGATGTTAAATACAAAGATTATAATGGGTTTTATTCGATTGCCTATTCTCCTGAAAGTAACATTAGTTCTGTAATCAATTCTTACAATGGTGGAAAATCCGAATCAAAGAGATACGACTTTTCGGGGAATGACTTATCACTTAACCCCCAAACTCAATATATCGCATTTAGTTATTGGTTTGATAATAAATCAGGTAACGCTATGAAGGTTACTGTTAATGCAAAAACTTCAGACGGTAAGACAGTAACAAATTCTTGGGCTAATAGAGGTCCTGATTCTGTGGATACCAAATATTTTGGGAGATTCAATATTGGACCATTACCTGACAATTCAACTATTACAGTTTCTATTGCAGGTGACGGATTTAATTCATTAACAATCACTACAAAACAAACTCCTGATCCATCGGTAAATTGTGATGCAGAATGGAAAGTTGTGTATGAAAAATTAGAGGATGCCGCAAATGAAAATACTAGTGTTGACATAAGACCATATTATTGTAATAAAGACCAAACCAATTACATTAAAGGAATATATCCTGATATCGATAACTCTAAATTAATATGTTTAAAAAAGAAAATAAAAACACAGTATTGTTAGAATTTTAAATCCCCTCCATTAAAGTGGGGTTTTTTGTTTTCCATAAACATGACCCCCTTTTCAAATAGACCCCTAATACTAAAAAAAAAATTTTTAAAAAAAATTGAGTATTTAATATAAACTATTATTACTATGAAAAAATTAAATTTTAATGAAATGTTAAACAAGTGTTGGGAAACTGCTCTTGGTATGACAAAAATGGCAAAACTTTATCAAGGATCATCACCAAATGATTTAAGTTTTATTCATTGTATCTTTAGAGGAAACGATGAGTATGCAACAATTATGGTTAATTGTACAAGTCACGGGAAAGTATCAGTTCAAACTGTTGATAGTCCTTATTTGGATGACTTGGTTATTCACCCCCCACTTCAAATGACACAAGAAGAATCTGAACAATGTTTAATCAATGCTGGATACACTGGTCGTTGGTCCGTTGTGTTGTTAAGAGCTCCACTTTATTCGGTAGTATATCCACCACTATATATTTATACCGTGGAGAATGTTGGGTACATTGCGGTGGATTCGACGGATGGAACAAATGTGTTTCAACTTTATTAATAATAAACCAATTTGTTTTTATAACCTCATCTTCAACAGGTGGGGTTTTTTGTTTTATCATATATTTATTATTATATGAAAATCATTATAACTGAAGATCAGTACGAACAATTAACTAACATCGTTAAACGAGTGATTAGTGAAAATAACTCCATGACAGAAAAAAAATATAAAACATATTCAAAACTTTTAAATAAACTAACAGAAAAATTTGATTGGGTATCTAAAATTGATGTTAAATTAAGTTCTACCGCCGACGCAGGTGGGTGGAGAGGTGAAGAGAGTAAACCACTATTAATTGTATCGGTTTATTTTAAAAACTATCAAAAAATTCGAATGGTGACACAGTTTGAGTTATTTGATGAAATAAGCTTTATTCACGATATGTTTTTTCCTCATCTAACCGGTGACCCTCTTATATATTCAGATAATGTTACCGCATATTTTTCAGTTAAATCAGTTTTTCCAAACGGTAAAACGGACTCCTTCCCAATCCAAATTGTTTCGGGGGATTATGACGCTGTAAGTCAAATTAGTGAATCACAATTAACTAACATCGTTAAACGAGTGATTAGTGAAAATGACTCTATGTTAGAAAAAAACAAAAAGTTTTTAAAAAACAAGTTGGGTATTGATTTTACAAATGGTATTCAACAAGTAACCTCAACATATGATGTACCAATGGAATTTGATTATGGTATTAGTTCTGATTCAATTAGACGTTATTTAAACAATTTTGGACCTATGTATCTTTTTGAACTTGATGGTATAAAATATCTTTATCAAGACAGGGGGTTTGAATTTTTTATTGATGAGAATGGATTCGACTATGTTGATGGTGAAATCCCCGAGATGCTTGGAATCGATGAAATGGGTTTAAGGTTTTCGAATATTATTGATCTCTATTTCAAAGAAGAGGATTTCTAAAACACTCCACTTCGTGTCGGTCTAAAACACGACCCCCCCATTTCAATTATAGTCAAATACTGAAAAAAAAATTTCCAGAAAAAATTTGAGAAAACTGGGAACTTATATTATCTTTGTTATATGAAAAATCTTATCACATATTATTGTCGTTTTCTATATGACATTTTTTGGGGTTTAATCTTTATCAACCTTTCAATTAAATCATTCAACGATCAATCCATTTTTATGTTTATTTTGTTTACCACCGTTTTTTGTTGGGGGGCAAGAGATCTTATTAATAAACACATTAACTTTATGAAGTATTATCCCCATTTTGAACATAAGTGGGATGACTTAAGTTTTTCATAAAAGAGGGGGTTTTTTGTTTTATAATATATTTATTAATATGAATAAATTTATCATTTCAGAAGAGGAAAGAAGTAGAATACTTAATATGTATAATCTTATTAGTGAAGAACCCGTAGATCCTGCACAAGATATAAAAAAAGAGGTTCAAAACATAACTACTTTGGCAAAACAATTATCTTCTAAACCTAACACTCAAACCCCCCTATCACAGTTTACAAAAGATATAGCAACTATTTATGGGATACCTGAAGAAGAAGCTTCTAGTTTGGAAGTATTTAATGATAATTTAGATGAACCTACTCGAGCATACTACCATAAGTTTTACGCAAGTCAAATGAATAATTTTAAAGATTCTGTTGGGAAAATAAGTCAAAGTGGAAAGTTTGATGAATTTTTAAACCAACTTAAAACTTATAATGGTCAAATGACTGAAAACCAAAAAAAGTTTTTAACAACAGTCATTTCATCATTGGAATCCTATAAAAATGTTTTGCCTAAACCAAACCAACAACAAGGTCAATCCCCACAACAAAATCAAGGTGAAAAGATCAACACCACTCATGATGACTCATATGATTATAAATTAAGTGGGGGAAAATACTATTACTCTAAAAAAGGTCAAAACAAATGGGTTGAGGCTAAAGGAAATGGTCTTGATGCAATAAAATCTAAGATTAAATTTTAATTTTCTTCCTTTTTGTGGGGGGCCGGAAACCAAAACCCGACTTCGTCGGAATTTTTTCGACCGAACCCTTCGGGTTTTATTTTGTTTTATATAATAACTTATTTAATGACTCACACAAAAAAAAAGGTTTTTTGTTTTTTGAATGATGGTTTTTTTTAATTTTCGATATATTTATTAGTAAATTAAATAAAAAAAATTAAGTTATGAAAAAAATAGTTAGACTTACAGAATCGGATTTAGCAAGAATTGTTAGACGAGTTATTAAAGAATCAGAATCAGACCGTGATCATGATTTATTATCTCTTTCTAAATTAAAGAAAGAATTTAAAGACATTATCACTCAAGCAAAAGATAAAGACGAATTTGAAGGTGATGCTTATGATTTTATAAATACTTTTGATGAAGATATGGAAAATCTAAGTGATGAAGAATACGAAGAGTTTAATAATTATATGGGTCGTTTACAGAAAAAATATAATTATGAACCAGATTTTGAACCTTATAAGAAAAAAAATAAATAAGATCTAACCCCATTTCTAATAAGAGTGGGGTTTTTTATTTTATGTGATATTTATTAAAAAAGAATATATTATGAAAAAAGTAATTAGATTAACAGAAAAAGATTTATCACGTATTGTTAAACGTGTTGTTAATGAAGACTATAGAAACTCTTCTGAGTTATTTGATATGGAATATAGAAAAATTATTAGAGGTCTTCACCAAGTGCAACAAACTGCAGAAAGTGGTGACGGAGAACAAGCGGCGTTTATTACAGGAAACATATTAATGGCAATGGATAGATTAAAATCATTCGTTGATGAAATGAGAGAAACAAGATAAAAATTATATATTAGAAATCCCCCATCTTCACAGGTGGGGTTTTTTTGTTTTATAAACTATTTATAATTATGGATCATCTAATTAAAAGAATTATTAACGAAACACTTATTGAGAAATTCTTTGACTCAATGTTTTCTGACTTGGACTTAGATAATTTGGAATCTATGGTTATTAGAGACAATAGAAGTGTTCATAAAACTAGTGTTGGGTATTATACCCCTGATCTAAATAAACCTGATCTAAAAAAAATGGTCTTTAGAGTTGTAGAACCATTTAAAAGTTCCTATTGGGATTCAGATGATCCACAAAGTAGAATTATACCAATTAATAATCCAAAAAGTTTGTATATTAGAGAAGACATTTATAGAACAATTATGGATTTTATCCCTAATGAAGAAATGATAATTGATTGGTTTAACAAAAGATATGATCAAAATGTTGAAAAGATACTAAACGGAGGATTTCATTTATTTTTATGAAAATAATAATTACAGAAGATCAAGTTGAATCTCTTAGAAAGATTAAAGTATTTGAAAAATATATTGATAATATTTTATCTGAATATCCTTGGTATGAAGGAATCGATGGTGTTAAAGTTGAACCATTTATGTTTAGACATCCAGAATCATATAAAGTTCCGTTGTATAGGTTTAATATCAAAACAAATGATCATGAACAGTCATTTCATGATGGCGATTCGGACAACTCTCCCATAACTTCTGATATTGATGATATGTTTATTTCATTATTTCCAAAGAAAGATGGTAGATGGACTGCAGTTTGGGTGTTTAATTTTGTTGATCCTTGAGTTATGAAAATAGAAATCACCAAATCTCAATATAAAAGAATTATTTATAAGTTGTTGGATACATTATATGGTCCAAAAATTTCATATGAGTGGGAAAATGATACGATTGCTATAAAATCAAATGATGGTGAACTTGTTTTTAGAGTATATACAAAGTCTGGAAGGGCAAAAGGTTGTAAAAAAGATATGTATGTTACTTCTGACACCGGAGAAGAAATAAATGATTTTATACCAAGAGCTGCAACAAGAAAAAAATTATTTGCTAAAACCCTTGTTTCATATGTTAATGAAAAAACGGGTCTTGATATTGATTGTATTGAGTTTTGGACAACCAAAACTAGTAAATCTGGGACTGAATACGATGATAAATATCACTTTAATGTAAAAAAGAATAAAAAGACTAATATATACTGATCCCATCTTCTTACAGGTGGGGTTTTTTTAATTTTCGATATATTTATTAGTAAATTAAATAAAAAAAATAAGTTATGAAAAAAATTATAAGACTTACAGAATCTGATTTAGCTCGTATTGTTGAACGAGTAATTAATGAAGAAAGTCAAGTTGTTGATCCAATTTGTCTTAAAAATGCAGGATATAAGGAAAAAACTATTGGAGGTCCTATGGTTAGACGAATTGTTCATGAGAAAAAAGATGGAAATGTGTTAAAACAAATATTTATGAATACTGGCATTTTACAAAAATATGTTGGAAATAAGAAATATGAATGTAAATGCTCTTGTAGTAATGGTAAGGTTACAGAGTCAAATTGCAAACAAGTTCCTGTAACATTAAATTAATTTTTCTTCCTTTAAAATAAAAACTTATGTCAAAAGTAGTTAGACTTACAGAGTCAGATTTAGTGAGAATTGTTAAACGAGTAATTGAAGAAAACGATCAACAAAATTTAAATGAGAATTTATGGGATGATGCCGGTAAATTAGCAGACAAAGCAATTTCTGCTGGAGACAAATATTTGGGACTAAAATCAGATTGGTGGTATTTGGTTCCTGGAATGCAAGGAATAAAACTTGGAAGAGATGAAATTTCAGCATTAAGAACTTTACAAAAACAAACTTTTGAACAAAACATGGAATCAATTAGGGAGTTTGCTTCAGGTATTAAGGGAGCCGCAGTTGCGGTGGCTTTGGATATTGTTGGTGTTGGTGAAATTATAAATCCTGTATTTTGGGGTCTGTATACAGTTTATGATCTTTGGTTATGGGCAAAAAAGGGTGTGTTAAATATGTTTAATTTAATCATGGATGTCATATGTTTGGCAACAGCTGGATTAGGACAAAGGTTCGTAAAAGGATTTAAATCTGTAATGGCACCTTTTGCTGAGTCAGGAACTTCAAAATTTATTGCCGCTATGGCGGAAAAAGCCCCAAAACTTTTTGAGTATTTAACAAAAATTATGGAAGGTTCATCATCTTTTTTTAGTAAAGCATCCTCACAAATGACTAAAGGAATTCAGTTATTATCTGAAGAATTACCTTTTTTAACAAAAGGTTTGGAATCCATGAAATCAGGTTTGGGGTCATTAAAAGGATTCTTACATGAAATTGAAGAGGCAATTTCTCACGAAATTGCACATTTTACAAAACATACAGGAAAACATTATGCTCAACACCAACTTGGTCATGAAGTAGTTGGTCGTGTTGTAGGACATGGTGGTGGACATGCCGTTTCTCACATAAAACCTAACGTATTAAAAACAAAATCAAATTTTATAAAAAGAAGACCAAACATTTTAAAAGGGAAACAACCGATGCGAAAGTAAATCTAAAATAGATCTTATAAAAAAAATTACCCCATCTTCTTACAGGTGGGGTTTTTTATGAAATTATTTATTATATTTGTAGATATAATTACAACTATGAAAAATTTAATTTTATTTTTATCCTGTTTCTTATCGTTTCATTTTTTTTCACAAAAACATTCATCCGAAGTTTTATCTTATTATAATGAGGTTGTAATGAATTCAGAGTTTTCAGGTAAAATGGAAAAACCATTTAAATGGACAAAAGATATGAAAATCTATGTTGACAAAACTGATCAAAATTATTTGGTAGATGAATTAAATAGAATTGTTAATGAATTAAACCTTTTAATTGACCCAATTCAGATCAAAGTCGTAAACTCAAAAGATCAGGCAAATTATTTTATATATTTTGGTTATTATAAAGATTTTGAAAAAAAATATAATGTTGTTAATTCAAATTTATTGGAAAGCAATTGGGGATTTTTTGAGATATACCCAAATAACACTGGAATTATGTATGTTGATGTTATTCGAACAAAAGAAATCGAGGCCCAAAAACATTTGCTTAGAGAAGAACTTACCCAATCTCTTGGTTTATTAAACGATTCTTGGAAGTATCCACAAAGTATTTTTTATCAGGGATGGACAACAACAACCGAATATTCATCTATTGATAAAGAAATTATTAAAATGCTTTATAACGAATAATTTTACAAAAAAATAAAATTTAATATATTTTTTATTATGAATACAATTTTTTATGTCGTATCGACCTTTTTGGTTTTTGAAATGTTTTCTTTGGTATTGTTGTGGTTCGCATTTAAAAAAATGGAATCTTTAAGTCAAGAAATTACCGAAGTAAAAAAATCAATTTCAGATTTAACAACAAATGTTGAATCAGAGAGTACTAATGTTAGAAGATTAATTTCTAACACAAACAAAGAAATTACAATGGTTGAAAGAACGTTGTCTTCCTCGATTGATAATAAAATCAAAAACGAAATGAGAAAATCTTTGATCGAAGTTTAAAAAAACTATTTTTTTTGATTTTTTAATGTATTTATAAATAAATAATTTTTATGAAACATTTATTAAATAATTTATCTCAAGAAGAAAAAAATAGAATTTTAGAACAACACAGAGGTGGTAAGATAATTGACACCACTAGATTTAAAGCTCTTTTGGAGTCCAAACTTGGTGATTCAAAACCATTGGTTATGGAACAACAACCTGCTGGAGCTACTAAAATTGGTTATGGAACTGGACCCACACCTGGAGACGCACAAGCAGGTGGTGGTGGGGCAAAACTTTCATCATTCCAAGAAATTTCCCAAAAATGGAAAACTGCAATTCCAAATTCAAATCTTTATGGTGTGTTTAGTAAATCCACTCCGAAATATAATTATTTGGGGGATGGTGAAATAGTTGTTCAAATTTTACCAAACCCAGTTTCCAAAGATTTAAGAATGTATCTTGATAATAGTAAGTTATCTTATTTAGATTATACTTATGATTGTGCTGGTGGAGGAGCAACTTTACTACCCCCAACTAGCCGAGATGATCAATTTTCACAAAAATTGTATAAAAAAGGAGACATGCCAACAGTTTCAGTTTCAGATCCAAATGTAAAAGGAATGATTACTGATTATTGTAAATATTATTATCCAAAAATTACACCTGTTGTTGGATCTTAATTAGAATAATATCTATAAACTCCCACCCCAATAAGGTGGGTTTTTTATTTTACAAGGTATTTATATAAAAAATTTCAAATAAAAATCTATAAACCATGAAAGTTATAATTTCAGAAAATCAACTTGGTCTTATTAGACGAATCGGTGAGATCGAAAGATTAATTGATCCAACTATGGATGGGGTTTATAGTTATTTACAAGGGGGTAATCCATCTCCTTTGGAAAAAAGACTTTATCGTCCATTTGAATCCACTGTTGTAATGAAATTAGCAAATGAACTTGCAAATCAAACAAAACTTACAGGAGATGAAAAAGTGACATTAAGAAACCAAATCCAACGATATGTTACAAATGAATATTATTCAAAAATAAGGGACTACTTTATGTCTCGTTTAGAAAAAAATATTAATGAATCAACTTTTGATAAAAATTCAAAACTCATTTATAAAATGTATAATGATGGTATGGATTTTAAAGAAATTTCAGAATTGACAGGATTATCTTTAGAACAAATAATTTTTTTATTAAAAGATAAAAAAATGCATATTAATTGTGATTTTGCTGAAAAATTAGTTAAAATACTTTTTAATTATACTGATTTAGTAAATAAAAAACATAGTTTTGACGACGGAACTGTAGATTTAGTTTTAAATTGGGATGGTTTTGGTGACTATATCGTTTTTGAATATGATGACCCGGGTTACAAATTAGTTGGTTTTGCAACACCTTATTGGGATGGGAATTGTAGAACACCTGTTGATGGTTCATATTTTGAAGACAAGGATTATGGTGATAATTATGATGATTATGATAACCAAAGTTTCCAAACAAGTTACACCCCAAAAGGTTTTAAGTCTATTTCAGAATTAATTGATTTTTTAAATAACGAATATCCTAAATTGTTAATCGACCCAATTAATAAATTGATTCATTATTATGAAAATAAGTATAAGTAAATTATATGATTTCAGAAAAACACATAGAAAGAATAAATAAGGTAATCAAAGATATGGTTTTTGATTATGACGGAGATATTGTTGCTGACCTTAAAATAAACTTTCAATTTCAATTTGTAATAACAGGTCAAAGAAGAATGATTTCTGTTGGTGAATATCAAGATTATTTAGATGTGTTAGTTGAAATTATTGATGGTGATGAAAGGGCCACAAAAATTTTTCATGTGTTTAAAGCTTTAAAAAATAATTTAGAAAAAGATTATAGATTAAATAATCATTTGACTTATTTAATTGGTGAAGAATTGTCGTATTTTTTTGGTGATGAATATGTAGGAATTAAAATTGTTAAAATACAATTTAATGAAGAATACGATGAAAAAATTAAAAATATTAATAACAATTTATGAGAAAAATAGAACAATACCCCGATAAAGCACTTAGACCAATTTTAGTGTCTATAGTCGAATCTTTAGAAATCAATGGACCCGATCTTGAAGATATTGTAGAAGACTATGAAAATGAATTCCAAATGGCATATCCAATTATTGAATCAGAGTTGGAAAGTTATGGTTTAGAAAATGAATTTGAAGATGTTACTTACATTATGTATTTATTTGTTAATAACCCAAATTTTATGACGGAACCAATTAAGAGACCTGAATTAAAAAAATATGAAATTTTACACATTATTGATAAAACAATTAGAGTCCAAGAAACTTATTTAACTAATTTTGATAGTTACATTCCACTAACAAAAAGTATTTTACAAGACATGCAATCCGATGGTTTATATGAACCATATGAAGGTGAAGTAATTGAATCAGATATATTTGATAGCGATTGGAATGATGATTGGATTGATGAAATTAATGAGGTTTAATTTTTAATTTTTTGTTTTAAAATTATAGTCTATGAAAAAGGCTAGTGTAAAATTATTTGATTTGGTATATGGTGAATTAATTCCCGTAGAATCAAAAATTTTTGGTAAAATGGTTTTTATATTTTACACCATTGACGATCAATTAAGACCACAGATTGTTTATTATCCCTCCACTAAAGAAGTTAAAACTTTAAGAGAAATGGAAGTTGAGTTTTCATCTTTCATTCCACTTCATCGTGACGAATTTATCAAACAATTTTCAAATTGGGTTAGAGAAAGATATTCAGAAGAAATGATTTTCAAAGGAGTTGAGTATATCGACTTTTTAGAAGATCTACTTTTGTGATATTTATTTGTATGAATATCCAAGAACAATTAAATCAAATCAAATATCTTCTTGATTACAAAAGAGGACAACTGATAAATGAAATGGAGTTTTCTAACCTACCTGGTGTTCAGCCAGATAAAATGGATTACAGACGACCTATTCCTGATCCAAACATACTTCCTGATTGTTTTTCAGCACTCTTAAAGTCCGATTTGAATATGGTCTCATTTAATACACATTCTTTAAAAGACGAATCAAGTAAGAGAGTTAATAATGTTGATTTAACATTTGATCCTAATTCACCTTCAGACGAACTTGGTATTACAATAATAAAAGATGGAAAACCTTTCTGTTTTGTAAAAAAATAATTTATTGAAGTATTTATAAAAAAAAAGTATATGAATCACAAGGTAATTTTAACTGAAAAACAATTAGATAGAATTGTTAGAAACTTGATGGAAGAACCAATTATTCCACTATCTCGACAAACAGATATAAATGCTCAAAATGTAAATACCGCATCTTGGGAAAGAAAAAAAGGTAGAAACATACCAATGCAACTTTCTGCAAATGGTAAGGAAAATTTTAAATTAGGTGAGGCCGAAATAAACACATCAGCCCCCCAAATTAAAAAAATTGTTTCAGATTTACAAAGTTTTAATAATCAAGGTGGAGGAACGGCAAAAATTAATGGTAGTGCTTCAAACACATCTTGGGGTAATTTTTCTGCAGGATCTTCACAAGCAAAAGAAAAAAACACTCAACTAGCTCAAAAACGAAGAGATAATTTAATTAAATATCTTAAGTCTTTAGGGTTAAATAACATAAAATTTGTTACAGGAAAAGCATCTGTTGCGGATTCAGATAGAGCTGAAAATCAAAACATAACAATAGATATTTCTGGTCAAGGTTCTATGTTTGTAGATCCAAAAGGGGACATTGGGGATAATACGAGAACATCTCCAAAATTATTTGATAAAAAACATTTTGATGGTGGTATAATCCCTGAACCTACACCTATTTATGACATAAGAAAAAGTAGAGTATGTGCTCAGATACCTGAAAAATATGTTAAAGAATTAAAAAAAATGATATATGATTGGGGTAAAACAAAAGGATTAAAAATTCCTATGAGTGATAAAATTATGAAATAAAATGAATAATAATTTAATTTACGAAATAAATACCATTAGAGAAATGATGGGATTGTTGAATGAGGAAGAAACAAAAATAGATCAAGCGTCAGATTTAAGTAAAATACAAAATTTGTCAGATCTTGAAGGTCTTAACATAGAAGTTAAAAATGTTTTAGATAAAACAAACCCAATTTGTTCCGCACCAAAAACTGGAAATCAAGAACACGATACGATTATATCAAAAGTTTGGGATTGGGCAAATGACCCACAAAATAAAACAAAATTAAAAGACACATTCAAAAAAGTTAAAGACACTTTTTTATCTTTAAAGAAATCACAAAAAAAAGGAGAGGTAAACGAACAAGTAACTGGAGCAATCATAATTGGAGGTATTGCAATTTCTCCTGGTATTTTAATCGCAATCGGAGTTTTTATTTTGATTATCATAATTTTAGCTATGATACCAAAAAAGAGTAAGTGTAAAAAATGGAAAAATCTTAATGATTTATTGTAAAATACTAATAAAAAAAAAACTTTTTAAAGTATTAATATATTTATAAATAAAATAAAAAAAATGGGAAGAAAAATTAGACTAACAGAATCAGAATTTCAGTCATTAATTAGAAGAATTGTGATTGAAACTCAAGAAGAAATGAATATGTCATCTAACGATGATATGGATATGTCATATAATGATGAAATGGATAATGAAAGTGATTACACTCAAATGGAAAAGTCTGATGTTGTAAACGTAATATCTGATTTCTTTAAAAGAAAATTAAGAAGAATGGACGACGAAGATATTGAAGAATTAGAAGATCTTGTTGATAACTCTCAAGCAGAAAAATTAACTGAAATGTATTTGTCTGAAAATATTGATGACAGAAAAAAAGGTTTTAGAGAAAAAGCAATGATGGGGGCAGGTTTAGGTATGATGGGAGCAGGTGCAATTGGAGCTATTAGTCAAGCAATGGGTTATACTGATGCTGGTGAACTAATGGTAAAATTACACGACATCGTTCAAATGGCTGGAGGTCATTATTCAGGACCAATTAGTGTTGGTATGGTAATTTCAGGTTTAGTTTTGGCTCTTAAAGGAATGGTTGACAGAGATTTAAAAAGAGGATAAAAAAATAAATTTTTCATAAATAAAAAAACCCCTTGTTAATCGAGGGGTTTTTTGTTTGCTCTGTTTTTTAAATGATCGTCCAAGATTTTTACAATCTCATCAATTTCTTGTTTATCTTCATCACTAACCAATTTAAATTTTTTGTATTTAAATAAAAATTCCCAATAAAATAGGCAGTGAACCAAAATAAAAAAGAAAATACTAACAGATGTAAATCCAATTAGAATAAAATACGGAACTCCAAAACTAACTAATGTAAATAAAAAGTTAAAAACGTCGGAGTTAGACAAAGATAAGAACTTATATTGTCTGATAATTTTTTTTAATTTTTTGGTTGGCAAATCTTTATACAAATCCGCTTCTTTTTCCACTTTCGATGTCATAACCTTTTAATTTTAGTAACTTAATACAAAAATAGAAAAAAAATAAATAAAAAAAAAATTATTCAACAGAAATTAATTCCAAATCAAATGTCAAATCTTTACCAGCCAATGGATGATTACCGTCAATGATTAAAGTTTCTTCTTTAATTTCTTTAACAGTAACATTCAAAGGACCTTGATTTGTCATCGTTTGAAGCATTTGTCCTTCTTTAATTTCTTCAGGAGCTCTATCTCTTGGTACTTCGGCGATTAGTTCAGGTTTAATTTCACCATAAGCATCAGAAAAAGGGATGTTAATAATTTTGGATTCACCTTCGGTCATACCAATTAATCCTTTTTCAAAACCTGGAATCAAAGATCCTTGACCCAAAGTCGCAGATAATGGCTCACGACCAGGATTTAATGATGAATCAAAAACAGTTCCATCTTCTAATTTTCCCGTGTAATTTACAGTCACGGTACTGTTTACGTCAACTACTTTCATATAATTATATTTTGGATAAAAACTAATTATAAAAAACTAATATGTAAAACAATATTTATAAAAAAATATGAAAGTTTTTTTAAAATACCTATATGTTACTTTAATGAATCGATACGGATCATTTATGTGGTTTGGTACGCATGTTTGTGTAACTCAAGTAAAATGGCATTGGTTATTAGAAATATTACTTTGTGTGTTGATTAATTTTATGGTTTTACATACAATTTATTTAGAATGGAAAGATATTAAATCTAAGTATTAGCAAACTTAAACTTTCAATTTTTATTTAATAACAACTTAACCAAATTAAATTCGTATTTATATTATGAAACATTTATTACTCTTATTTTTATTTCCCCTTTTTGTGTATTCACAATATTGTCCTTATTTAGGACCTAATCAAATTTTACCGTGTGGTGTTAACTCGACAACATTAACAGCAGATTTAAGTCAGTGTGGTAACGGATCAAACCCAAATCAAACTACAAACTATAATGTGAGTCAAATTCCATTTGTTAATCAAACTAATAATGGAACTTTGGTTCAATTAACTGATGATTCTCAGTCGGGAATATTTAATATTGGATTTACCTTTTGTTTTTATGGTCAAACGTATACTCAATTTAGAATTGGATCTAATGGTTGGGTTTCGTTAGGTAACGGAGTTCAACCTTTTACATTTGCATCAGTTTCCATCCCAACCGCAAATGCTGTTGTTCCTAAAAACTGTATAATGGGGCCTTGGCAAGATTGGAATCCAGGTGTAGGAGGACAAATAAGGTATCAAACAACAGGAGTGGCTCCTTGTAGAAAATTAACTGTTAGTTGGATTGGAGTTCCTATGTTTTCTTGTACTAACTTACAGGGGACATTTCATATTGTATTATATGAGTCAACCAACATAATTGAAAATTATTTAGTAAATAAACCAAATTGTCCTCAATGGGCATTAGGAACATCAGTTCAAGGAATACATAATTCAACAGGGACATTAGCAGTATCAGTGGCGGGTCGGAACTCAACTCAATGGACTGCAGTTAATGATGCAAGACGATATACACCATCAGGACCTGCCGTTCTACCCACATTAACTTGGTTTCAAGTCGGAAATCCAGTTCCAATCGCAACTAATGTCCCATCAATAACGGTAACACCACCACCGGGAGGAGCAAACTACACTTGTCAACTTGTTTATCTTTCTTGTAACGCTGGATGGTCTACTTGTAACGCTGGTGTAGGTTTAGGTCCTGATACTGTTTTAGTTGTACCAGGTCCCCCCGTATTACCTCAACCAACAGTTGTAACTTCAGATCCACATTGTAATAATGGATGTGATGGGACAATTAATATTACACCAAATGGTGGAACAGGAGTAACTAATATTTCTTGGAATGGTCAGGGTGTTGGTTTTAATTTGGTTAATCAATGTGCTGGTACATATACATATAATTTAATTGACGCAGCAGGATGTACTTATAGTTCATCAGTCACTTTAAACAATCCCCCACCTTTACAACAACCTACAATTACACCTACAAACCCAACTTGTTTCGGTTATAATAATGGAAGTGCTATTGTTAACCCTACAAGTGGTGTTCCTCCTTACACTTTTTTGTGGAATAATGGACAAACTACACAAACAGCAACAAATTTATTGTCAGGAAATTATTCTGTAACGGTTTATGACTTATATAACTGCCCTGCAACACAAAATACCACACTTGTTGATCCCCCTATGGTTACAATTAACCCAATTACAGGTTTAGACACCATTTGTTATAACTCCACAAGTAATTTATACAACGTTTCGAGTGTTTTTCCCAATTTAACTTATACTTGGACTTCCACAATTGGAAATATTACGTCAGGTCAAGGGACAAATCAAATAAACTTAAACGTCACTGGTGTAAATGCGGGTCTTTATAACAACGCATTATCGGTTATTGGTTCAAATCAGTTGGGTTGTTTAAGTTCACCTCAAACTTTTAACTTGTTTGTGTTAAATATCCTTCCTGTTATTACTCAAGTTGGGCCATTTTGTGAATATGACAACTGTATTAATTTAAATGCGACTCCAGTAGGTGGTAATTTTAGTGGTATGAATGTTTGGAATGGTCAATATTGTCCTGATAATGGTTTTATTGGTATTGATACGGTTAATTATACCTATAATCAATCAGGATGTTGGTTTGATACAACAATAAACGTTCAAGTTTACCCAAGACCAACAATAAATACCGTAATTGATGGTGTTGTTGGAGAAAATACTCAATTTTTAGAGATCTGTGATGGTGATAGTTTAACAATTACCTATGGTGCGGTGTCACCAAGCGCTGGATATAATGAATGGAACGTCTTTAATAACATAATTCAAGGACCAACTGTAAATGTTACTTGGGATTCTGATGGGGTTTACTCATTTGATGTGGTTAGATGGGACAATGGATGTGTTTCTAACCCACAAACGATCACAGTTACACTAACTTTATGTCCAAATGAGTTATTTTACATACCAAATTCATTTACACCGGATAATAATGAGTATAATCAAACATTTAAACCTGTTTTTACGTCAGGAATTGATCCATATGACTTTCGTTTTACAATATATAACCGTTGGGGACAATTAATTTGGGAATCTTATGATATTTCATCAAGTTGGGATGGGACTTATAACGGAATCAAATGTCAAGATGGTGTATATAGTTGGGTTTTACAATTTGGAGTTCCAAAAACCGACGAAAAAAAATTATTTACAGGATCTCTAACAATCATTAGATAATAATATTTATTAATATGAGTAAAAAACAGAATCCTAAACTAAAAGAAGGTGATCGTATAGTTTTAATATACATGCCAGGTGAAGATGTTGATACAGGAACTAAAGGAAAGGTTAAAGGAATAGGTCAACAACCTAGTTTTGGGTCAGAATTTGACTATATGTATAATATGGAGTGGTATGATGACGATGAAAAGGTCATATCTACCCTATCTTTACTCCCACAGAGTGATACTTGGATGTTAGATCCTGAATTTAGTCAAAAAAACCTCCAAGAAGCCCGTTTTACTGACTTAGATGACCTAATTTCTCACGTTGAGTGGGCAAGATTGTTTAAAAAGTCCGATTTAAAGTATATTGTTGAGTATTTAGAACTGATTAGACAACTTGGTGTGGTGAATATGTTCCAATCAGGTCAATTTTTGGGTCAAACAAAAGAATATCTCACAAAATACTTTGAATTATACCGAATGCAACGAGATTTAGACGAAAATCACAAAGAATTAATCGAAAAAATCTTAGAAATGTCAGAAATGGTTAGAAATATTATGATTTCAGCGGCAATTACCGATTTAGAACAAAAAAACAAAGAAATTACTCCCCAATCAGCAACAAATAGAGTAAATAGACTTGCAACTGAGGTTGTAAAACATTTTATGGGTAGATTATAAAATTTTTTTACTAAAATACTTGATTATATTATATATATTGACGATTTTTTCATAAAAACAAACAAATTATGACACTTTTATCTATTTCTTTATTAATTTTTGGTATTTCAATACTACTTTTTACCGTTTTAATGGTTATTTGGTGGAAAAAATACGGAAAATCTTTATTTTTCACTCTAAAAGACCTAAAAAACTCTCAAAATCCACAAAACTTTATGAAAAGTATGGGAAATTTACCAAATATTGAGGATTTTTATAAAAATATGGGTAATTTTGGTGGTCAAATGGGTAATTTTAATCAAAGAATGAGTGAAATTGCTAAAAAAATGACAAAAAAGTAGTAAAAACTATCAAAAAACACTTATTTTAAGTTGTTTTTTGTCCTTATATATACAAAAAAACCCCCTAAATTGGGGGTTTTTACGTTAAAATGGGGGTATTTTTACTCTGTTTTTGCAGATTCTTCTTTAAAAAAATTAGTTAAAAACTTACCAACAACACCAAATACTATTGATGATAGGATCATCCCTTTAATTTCAAATGGGGTAAATATGTCTTTTAGGTTATCAAACTGCCATAATCCACCAATTGCCAATACAGAAGATAATGCCAATAAGGTATCACCAATTTTTCTCCATTTTTTAGGTGTCGGTTTCCAATAATTTCTTTGAATTTTTTTAATTCTTCTCATAATTACCTTTTTTTATTATAAACTTCTAACTAAATTCCTCTAATTAGATTTATTGATTGTTTTAAGTATTCTTTTGCTCTTGGAGAAGGTGTATATTCATCTTCTTTTGTTTGTAGATTTAAAACTTTCTCAATGTCTTTAACCAATTCAGTTCCATGCTCACTTTCTTTATATAACTCAATTACTTTATCCATCGCTTTATGACAACCACCTGTAGTTTCATCATAATAATTTTTATTTCTGAATTTATTCAAATGGTTCATCATTTCATACGATAAATGTGATCCACCATCCTTAACATCTTTAAACAACCTTAAATTGTTTAATATACCTAATGTATCAACCATAGAATTAACACCTGAGATTCTTTTTGTGATTCCTGGTGTGTATTTAGCGTATTCATCGGATCTACCAACAATCTCATCCAAAGGAATTACATTCTCAGGAAGACAACTTGGTTTCTTGTCTTTCTTTTTTGATTTAGACATGTCTTGTTCGCTAAGAACAGATTTAACAATTTTGTTAATATCTCTTTCTGTTAACTTTTTTATTTTCATAATCTATAAAATTTGAAATTCTTTTAATATTTATATTAATAAATATCATTAAGTATGAGAATTGTTGAAAATATTGTTAGAAGATCTTTAGAATTAATTTTGAATCACCCAATGGAACTTAAAGAAAATGTTAAAGTTTCAGATCAATTAAGATATCATTTGAATAAAAAAATACCTTTATGTGAAACACCATTTAAAGATTATTCAAAATCATTTATAAATTTAATTAACGAAGTAAGAAAATTATACCATTACGATCTAATTGATTTGAACAATGAAGACAGATATATTGTAGAGTCTGACTTGGCCAAAAAGGTTTTATTGGAAAATGGTCAGGTTGTTTATTTAGAAGTTCCTATAGAAGATCAAAATTTTTTATCTGAAGCGAAATACAAAGGTCGAGACGTAAAACTCGGAAAGATAATGCAAGGAGATATTAAAAAATTCAAAGTATATGTAAAAAACGACAAAGGAAACGTTGTTAAAGTAAACTTTGGTTTTGGTGGTAAATCAGCGCATGGAAAAAGAATGGTAATTAAAAAGAATAATCCAGCAAGAAGAAAATCTTTTAGAGCAAGACATCATTGCGAAAGTCCTGGACCAAGATGGAAAGCCAGATATTGGGCATGTAGAACTTGGTAATCTTAGTTCATTTTAACACAATACTTAACCATATCTAGTGACTCTAAATTAGACGGATTTCCTCCAGCATATGATATAGCACTTTGTAAGGACTCTTCGATTTGTGTCAATTTATTAAATATTGAATGGTTCTTATAAGGAACTAATTTTTTAATACCCTCAATTCTATTTGTTTTTCCTGATTGGGCGTTTGACGCACTCCCCCAAAACTCTTTGAATTTCTCACCATCTTTTTCAACCATTTTACCTGGTGATTCTTCATACCCTGACAACATTCCCCCAACCATTACCATAGACGCTCCTAAAACCAAACTTTTAACA